CTACCATTAAATCCAAAGTCATCATCTGGTTCAACAAGTAAATCATCAGCTGCTGTTAATACATCAATTGATGCTCCTTCTATATGGGTTGCAGCAACACTTTGATATCCACGATTTACAGTGATCGTGTTTGCATCGACGATTTCTTTAATTTTCATTATTTCTTTATCTATAATAATTCTCATGCCAGAAGACAGAGCAAGAGTAGATGTAACATCAAATCGGGTCTTAGTTTTAGATAAATCAGTTTTCAATACAGTTGTATTATCATCATTATAATCTTTAAGTGCTTGAGGTGTAGCAGAGTATCTTAACTCTCTTCTTGCATTCTCAGTATCAACAGATGCATGATAATCCACTTGAACTTTCTTAATAAGACCTTCACTAGAATCAGATACAGGACCGAAGAGATAAGTTTTAGCAGTAAAGTTTAAAGTGTATATTAATGCTCTTCTTGTTGCAAAATCTCCTTCATAATCATCTTGGAATGAAATATTATCTAATACAATAGGCACATCTCTTTTTTCTCCAATAACATCTATCAAATTAATAGTGATGTTAAATGATGGTTGAAAATAAGGTAATATTTGTTCTATAATCTGTAATGCATCATCATTTAATTTAACAAGAATATT